ATCTCTTCCGACTCAACGACTAGGTTGATTTCGGGGAGGTCTTGCTGGCATTCAAGATTGTACTCATAATTCAACACAACCTTGGCAACAGCACTACCGGTGATGTTGGTGAGGTACAGGTTCAATTCGCCAGTCGTGGTGTTCAGACTGCAAGACCCATCGGTCATAGTGCAGAAAGTTGCATCGATAGCTGTCGAAGTGAAGGTGCCGGTTGAGCTAACCACGAAGGTTCTCTGTACTGTCAAAGCGGCAGCACTTGCACCACCATACAATGTACCAGTGACGGTGCCAGCGATAACCGGAACGTGCTCAACTACGCCAAAGTTGGTAACGGCAGGCGCTACTGGCAGAGTTAGAGCAGCGGTGGCTTCACCCTGCACGAACTGATGCGAGTAGTAGATATCCAAATTAGCATCACCAGACGCACGTTGCATCAGGGTATTTGCGTCATCGGTTGGATAACCAGTGCTGTTATCTTGACCACGGGTTGCGCCCTTATTGGTCGAATAACGGAAACGTAGGTAGTATACCAAACCGGTTGGGCCTAAGAGGGGCTGTACGGATACAACCTTATTGGCGATCAACTGTGGATAAATTCTTCGTACCAAGGGAATCGAAATTCTCTTGAACTGAGCGATGTCGCTTGTATCGGTTGCGACTTCGTTCATCAATCTTTGGTTCTCTAGAAGTACAGCGGTGCAGGAACGTTCGTACTTGTCCTTGATGCCTTCTAGTAAACCAGTCTGAGACCAACGACGTTCTAGATCTTTAGCCTCGTTCAAAAACTTTGAATTAGCGTTCATATTTCTCCTAACTGTTTACTTTAAACTTAATCTTCTTGTACGACACCAGATAACACCTTCATTTGGTGCAAGAAATCTGGATCGATGGCTTCGACCAACGTCATATCTGGCTCAACTTTCTCCGGCTTTTTAGCTGGAGTAGAATACTCAGCAATGATTTGGTCGGTAACCTTATTTCCGCTCCCCTGTACTTTCTCACTTTTCTTAATCTTTTCTTTTCTTTCTTCGTTGACCGCTGTCTTTTTAGATTCGGTCAGAACGTGATTGATTTCACGAACGTGCTCATTGAGCTTGTTATTTTCCGTGGAAATGCGAATATTCTTGGCTTCGAGCAATCGAACCTTACCTTGCAGGTCTTGAACCGCTTTTCCAGCCTCTTCGAGCTTACTGCTGGTAGCCAAGGCATAATCCTCATCGGTGATATATTCACCGCACAGATTTACGATTTTGTCTAGGGTAACCTTATGTTCAACCATGCGAGGATCATTTACGATATCTCGACGTGCTTGCTCATAAATTTCCTGTCCCTTGAGTTGCAGGAATTGGTCGATTTTCTCAACCATGTAATCCTTCATCTCGGCCAGTTTCTTGTCATACTCTTCATAGAGTTCGCTTTCCAAGCTGCTATTCTTGCCTTTCTCGGCCTGTAGCATTTGGAATGCCTCTTCATAACCTTCATCAAGAGCCGTTTCAAATTCGGTTCTCTGGGTTTCTAACCGTTGACGCAGGTCTTGGATAACACCACCGGCTTGGGAATATCCCTCATAGGCTACCTTCTCCGACTCTTTCAATTCTTTGGAGAGTTCGGTATACGCTTCCTGGAGCTTGGTATTAAATTCTGCTTCCAACTCCTGGCGGGCCTCAGAAAGATATTCACTAACCGCAGCAGTAACATCCTTAACTTTGTCTTGGGGTAGTAATTTACTAAGTGCTTCTACGATTTTATCCATTATCTAACCTCGCTTTTAATTTCTGCTGTTTTTTGTTTAACAATACCACTCAGATAAGCTAGTAATAACGTAGCATCATTATTACTATCTATGCTCCTGGATTCATTTTTTTCTACCGAACTGTTTGAAATAACAGTTTCTTTCTTATCATTTGCAATTCTTTCCTGGAAAGCAGCGTTCGTCGATGGATCTGCAACGCAATCAAAAGTGATTAATTTATATCCTCTTTCGATTACTAGGATTCCATCTTCATTTACTTTTCCATTACCTACACCACGGCTGCTGATGCCGACACGAACGCCGTCATTGATAAGCGACCGAAGTAATTTTCCCATGGGAGTATTAAGGACAGTGCCTTCGCCCATAAGAACTTTATTATCCCACCACAGCTTGACTATCCGGTGGGATGCGTCTTTAAAGTGGATGATGGAATCTGAGGGGTGGTCTAATTCACCGATAAGACCACCTTCTCCGATTGCCTCTTGCAATTTTCCAACATTTTCATCCAGCACATCGAACGGATACGATCTTTTGTTTTTATTGATCGCATCTGCTTCCTGGAATTTTCCACGGAATTTAAGAACGGGACTACCTTTTACATCGGTAGACTCATGCAAATCCATTTCATTGAGGATAGCAAAGCTACCATCTCCGTAAAGGAGGCAATCTTCATACCGTGTTCCAGGTACAATGCCGTGTTCTAACAATAACTGCATAGACCTTGCCTCCTTTATTATTTGTCTACAACGAGATCCGTATCTGGACCATTCTTCATTTTATAAGATTGTGGCGTAACGGCCTTTGGAACGTATGGGTTCTGTAGGTCGGGCCATGTATCTTTCGAAGAAAACTGAGTAAGTAGATCGCTACCACCAGCCTTATCCGCACCCTTTTCACCCTTCATGGTATAAGCGCCAAACGGCTTCGGCACATATGGATTTTGAAGTTCTGGGAAGGTTTCATTTCCGCCGATATTTCCCCAACTTCTATTTCTCATCTCGTCAGCTAAACCATTGTGATAGCTCTTGCCATCGGACACCGGCGCTGGGTCACCCCAATTTCCAGTGAAGTCAGCAGCGGGAGCATATCCCTGTCTGGCTTTCTTAGCCATTTCGGGATGATCGCCTTGAACGGTGACGTGCGGAGCATTAGATACATTCCAACCACTCATTTCGAGGTTGGTTTCCACCAAGTCTTCCAGCCAATCAGAAGCGTTCTGGGCAATCTCCAGAGTGGGATTAACTTCCTGACGAATTACAGCACTGAGCGTATCAAGATATTCAGCAGCTTCGCTTTGAACATTTTGATTCTTATTCTGGCCAGCAATGATATGCACGCCACGAATAGCTTCATAAAGGTCTACGAAGACCTGCATATCCAAACGATCTGTCTCATCCAATGTTGGATAAAACGCATCGACGGTTTCTTTAAATTGGGCATATTTATCTTCGCATTCAGTGCAAGGTTCAACGCCAGCAAGGTTCATAACCTTGTTGACTCTATCTACATAAGCACCGTAAGCCACTCTTAAAATGCCTTCCGCCATGAACAAGCATGTCTGGTCGTCATAATTGGCAGCACTCACAACATCTAACGCTTCTTTAATACTTACGGCCAACTCCGCCTGAGTAAGATAAAGTACCTGCGGCCACTTGCCGACAATACTTTCGATGGATTCTTCCAAGGCACTATTGTCAGATAAAGCGTTGTGTCGTTTCAGTTCGGCCACAGCCTTGCAGAAATCGATGTCTTCTGAAAGATTCTTTGCACCACTACGCAGCATCTTGCAATTGGTATTCAAAGTCTTCCAATCAAAAGTCTTGAGAGCAGCTTCATTACGAATCGTAGTGCTGGGGATTCGTAGTGCGACTACATTGCCCAACTCATCGTATCTCGCCACTGACTCACGAAGGACTGGCCCGAATTCTTTAATTCCTATATATTGAGAAACATTCTCACATAGGCGAGACCACTCTTCCAACGCTTTCTTATCCTTGTCCTTCTTGAGGTCAAGGGCTTTTGACTTGTCAGCTTTTTTCCCCTTTTTCTTCTTCTTTTTTCCAAAGAACGGGAATTTCTTCTCTCCGCATTCATCGTCTTCTTTTTCCTTCTTGTCCTTCTTCTTGTCGAAGAATGGGAACTTGCCTTCTTTAAAAAGGCGACGTGTGATAGGGAGAGTAAGATAATCGTCCAAGAAAGATTCCGCTTTACGATCATTGTTTTCTAACAATGATTCGAGTATATTGGAAACAATCTTCTTGGCGTTTTGCTTTTCCGTATCTTCGTTGATAACCAGTTGTTCAATGTTTTCAAATGTGACATGCTTCGGCTGCACCTCATAATTAGCGTGAACATACGTTCCGCTTGGTGCCATATAGAGCACATCTTCCGGGCCATAGCAATGCAGAGATAAACCTTCAACCTGCAATGCGTTGGCAAGAACTGGTTCTGCCTCAATTAGCTCATTTGCAGCAGAAGATAGAGAACCATTCTCCATTCTTTGAAAAACATCGTAATCGATGAGCTTTCTTTTCATAATCTGACTCCTTAATACACTTGTGAGTTTACAGATACTCCTCTTATTGTGTTATATATTGAAGCAACCATGTTTTTTCAACGCAAAAAGTTTTGATT